GTTGCGTGTTGATCTGCACTAGCTAAACCAGTTTCATCTACTGGTGGAAATTGAACTTCGTCTGATTGATAATTTTTATCTGGATTAATAAATGAAACAATAACTCTATTATATCGTGAGTTTTTATTTTTAGATGATATTTGTATTCCACCTATAATATTATCTTCGGTTAAACTTATTGCGGCAGAACCAGTTGTTTCAACTAATATTTTATATGCCCCAGCAGTATAGTTTAAAATACCTCTACAACCTTTTAAAAATTCTTTTACGTTATCAATAGCTTTTCTTGATGTATCTACAACAATATTGCTATCCATTAAATCAATAGCACTAGCACCACTATAAGGTGTTATATCAGCGTCACAAACATCACCAGCAGTTTGCCATTCAGCAAAATTAGAATCAAAATAACTATTCGCTATTCCCATTCCAAATCTAGTATTACGTAAATAATCTAATAATTGATAAACTGGATTATCTGAATATTCCCAAGTGCTTGATGTATCTTCTCTGTGAGTTCCAGAGCCACCTGTTTTTGTGCTATCTAAATTTGGATTATAAACTTTTTTACCTTTAACGACTGCATTAATTGTTGGTAATGAACCAAATGCGTCAGAGTTCCATTTAAAACGTAAAGCAAGATATGCCAAACCTCTAAGTCTATGGTTAGAACCCCATGAACTTAAAGTAGATAAAAGACTTGACGCTGTTTGACTATCAGAACCAAAATGTGGTTCAACTGTAATTAAACTTTCTGCGGAAGAATCTGGGTCTGGTGCTTTATAATAATTTGAGTCACTAGCATTTACTGTGACTTGCGTATTGTCCGCTAAATCTCCAGACCATGTCACTAATCTATCATTAATATAAATTTCTGTTATATCATTAATTTCGCCTTCACCTAAAACTAAAGCCATGTATAAATATTGATTGTCTGTTCCAGAAGTTTCAGCAAAAGTAATTATACCTCCGACTTTCCTAGTTCCATAAATAATAGGTATAGAAGCATTGGCGGCGGTTTTATTAACTAAAACACCTCTTGCTATTGCGTCTTGGTTTAAATCTCCATAATCTGGAATATCTGGTATTGGAATTAACCATGAAATGACATTTTCTACTATATCAATAACAACATCAATAATGTCGCCAATTATAGGAATATCTATATCTGGGACATCACACATTTTATTTCATTCTCCAAATAGCACCCATTTGTTCAAAACCAGCTCTTTTCATTAATGGTTCTGCAATAAGTTTTGTTGATATAGACATATGAATAGGTTTTTCTTTAGCTTGATTTTTAACTATTTTCATTATTTGATTAAATAATTCAAAAGACCTATAATCTTTTAAAACATACATTGTTTGAATATTAAGTAATTCTTCTTTAGACCATAGATATTCTGTTTGATGTAATACAGCTAAACCAATTAATTTTTTTTCATTTAAGTTTTTAGCAAGTAAAATTTTTCCATGTTCCATAAAATATAATATTCTTGTTTTAAGTTTATCAAGATCAACACTTGGATACCCTAGTTCTGGTGTTTCTTTTTCAAATTCATAAAGAATATCTACTATTTCGTCCATGTCTGTTTTTTTGCCTTCGTAAAAATGATAACTACTCATGTTCTTCCCCATTTTAAATCTCTTACAGTTAATGCGGCAAATTCCATACCTAGATCGCCACTAAAAAATCGTTGCTGTGAATTATTAGAAGTTTGCCTTCCACTTTGTTTTTCAAATTGCCCCCAATGTGAGCTTATTGTTAAAACTACATTTGATGTATCTGTTGTGTCGTTAATTTTAAAATCATCTATTGTTCCATAAAATAATAAAAAAGGGTCACTTATTAAAGCGTTTGAATCATCTAAAAAACCACGCCAAATTTTAACTTCTGCATTTATCATGTTTTCATTTAAAACTAACGAAATATATGTTTGATCTACACCTGATAAGGATAAAGCTAAACTATTTTTTGTTGGTTTATTTGTTTCACTTACATTTGTTATTCCTCGTAAATGTCCAGAAGCTGTATATGTTTGTGAACTACCAGAAACGCTTGATACTAAATCAAAACTACAATTCGTTAAATAAACTGGTGTTGCAAAACCTATATAGACTAAAAGAATTGGTCTAACGTTTCCTGTTGCCAATTCTGTTTTGACAGCACTTGTTAATCCTCTTGCCATTAGATACTCTCAATAACATCAAATTCAAAACTAAATAATAAATTTCCAGAACTATCAACTTGGTTAGTTTGGAACTCTTGTAGATCGCTATTCAAATGAACTGTGAAAGGTACACTATCATAAGTTACAGCTTCATCATCTGCTAGTGAATTAGTTAGTGGTGGTTCTATAGTTAATGTTGACGCATTAGAACTAGGCGTAACATCAGCAACAATCATATAAACTTTAGAATGACCAGCAAACTTTATAAGATCTCCAGCTTTAAAAGAACCAGCAGTATCTCCAGCATGACCATCAACAGCAATCGTTGTATCGCCAGCACTATGAACTCCATTAACTAAAACTGTTCCTGTTTCACTACCCTGTGCGTTTAAATAGCTTGGGAAGGTTATAGTGAAATCTTCTTTCTGTGAGCGTTGTCTTATAATAAATGCTTGTATTGGTGCGAAATCTTGTCGTGTTTTAAGAGGATAAGAAACTGTAAATGTCCAACGTTGTCCATCAACTTGTCTACGAAATGTTTTACCGCTATCTGTTGTTGACATAAGCGTTTTTTGTTGGCTCTTAAAATTAAGAGCATTAAAATCATTACTTGGTAAAGCTCCACTCATACTATTGCCATTTTTCCTTTTTCATTAACAGCACTATTAATCATATTTACAATTAAACCTCTACTGTTAACTAGTAACTCATTAAATCCTCTAGCGTCTACTGTATTAATATTAAAGTTTACAGTTACTGGTTGACCGCTTATTTGATTATTCGGTACGATATTTCCAGATTGATTTGGAACAAACATCTCTGGCCCTTTTTCTCCAACCATATATGCTTTACCACCTTGAACTGCACCACCTTGTGCTTTTCCACCGCCAAAACTTAATAAACCACCAAGAGAGAAACCACCAAAACTAAAAAATCCTGCCGCTTTTTGTAAAGCTAACATAATCATTTGTTTTGCTATTATTCTTGTAATATCTAAAATTACTGATCTAGCAAAATCTTGGAAAGCAAATTTACCTGTCATTAATGCGTTTGTTAAAGTATCTGCAAAAGAATCAAATGCTTTTTTACCAGCTTGATTAAATTGTTCTAACGCTGTTCCTTGTGCATTCATTTGTTCTATAAAACCATCTGTAAATGATGATAATGCTGTTTGTTGTTTAGTCATTACTTCATCATTAATACGACCTCTTTCTAGCATAGCTTTTGTGTATGCTTCATTCATAGCTTCTTGTTCTTTTCGTGTAATTCTAATTAGTTCTTGTTCTTTTCTATATCGTTTAGACATAGATTCAGTAAATTTTTCATAATAATTTTTTTCAATAATTTTTAATTCTTCTTTATTTTCTGCGTTTAATTTTTTTAAAAATTCTACACCTTCTTTTCTTTGTTTATTAGCTTCTTTTACTTTTTCTAAATCTCTATCAGACATTCCTGTTTGAACATCTTCCATTCTTGCTTGTTGAATATTTAAATCTACTAAACCATTTTTATATTCTTTTATTATGTCTATAGCTTTTGTGTTTTCTTCATTATTTTGTTTTAAAACTTCATTAACTTTCCTCATATGTTCAGTTTGTTTTGAACTTTCTTTGGAACTTTTTTCTTTAGCGTCTGCTTGATCTTGTTCTAATTTAGCCATTAAACCAAACTCGCCATTAAATAATGCCATTGCGGAAGTTAATAGTCCTAATCTTCCTTTTGTAACGAAAGCAGTTCTATTAAAAGTTACTAATGCTATATTTGCGGCACCTACGGCAGTTGCTATTCCATAAAAAAATGAAGCTACTTTTAATGCAATTATAGTTGTTAATACCCCTTTTAATGTTTCAAAATTATCTGATAAAAACTTTACAGTATCTGCAGTTGTTTTTGTTGCTTGTGCTAATCCTTTTCCAATTTTAGTTGCAATTTCATCTATTGTTTCTCCATTTTCTTCTAAAAAATCATCTAAATCCCCAAACTGTTTTTTTAATTCTGGAAAAAAACCAGCTTCTAAAATTGTTTTCTTAAAATTAAAAAATTTATCGCCAATCATTGAAAGCGTACCTTCAAATGTTTTAGCTAACTCTCCTGTTGCGTCACCAAATTGACCGCCTTTACCAAATACTCTTTTAAATGCTTCTGCTGTTTCTTCTGCTGTTACTGTAGCACCAGCTTTAAAACCTAACAAATCTCTGACGCCTCTTTCTCTAAATAAATCTGCACTTGCAATTCCAGCAGATAATGATCTTTGAATTTGTTCTGAAGCAGTTTTAAAATCTAAACCTGTAACTGCCGCAACGTTACCTGT